CGCAAAACGTTGATCGTTTTCGTTCTTTTAGTGATCCTCCTCTTGCTGGGAAAATTGCGGTCAACTCATCTCCTTATCGCCAGTCTTTAAATAGAGCAAACCTTCCAGAGCTGGGAGGTGGAATGGGCAGCTTTGGCGCATTTGCTTATTCTTAATAAAACAATTGCGTTAAAATAAACAGTAAGAGTAAAAGCCAAAGAGAAAGTAATGTTACCTGCAATCCTAGGAGGCTTAGCAACTGGTGCCGGAAGCAGTTTAATTGGCGGCTTGTTTGGGGGCGGTGGTGGCGGCGCGCCTGAGTATGAGCCGTCCGAGCTAATGCAATCATTAGCTGATTATGGCGAAGGTCAACTAAAAGCTTCCAAAACTACAAAGAAAAAGATTAAAGCAGAAGCAAAATCTTTTTCTTCTCCAGGAGCTAGAGAAGCTTTTCTTGAACCCTATGCCGATAGGTATGCAAACAATGAATTCATTCTTAAACAACTACAAAAGAGTTATAAAAAACCTATCGACTATGAAAAAGGTGGGTATCGTGATATCGCATCCTTTGCCTACGGCCAGCAAGGCCTCGGGATGCCAGAAGAAGATTTTCAACGTTACTTAAATGTTGCAAAAACAACCAATGTAAGAAGTCCAGAAGCTTTCTCTGATCTTGTGCGCCAAAGCATGATTGCATCAGGTAAAGTTAAAACACCTCAAGATCTTGCATGGGAATCACAGTATGGCACAATGCCACGCGACGCACAAGGCAACCTGGTCAAGGGCATGGTGCGATACAACCCAGAGCAGGTACAGTCTATGATTAAATCAATGATTGGTTAATTTTAAAACAATAAGGAGACAAGTTATGGCAAAAGACAATAAAAAAGGTAGTGTACGAGAGGCAATCAAAGAAGCCGGTAATAAGATCACGGCAAAAGAACTTGGTGCAATCCAAGAAAAATTTGGGTCCAAGGCAGTTGAGAAAGCAAAAGAGTATGCTAAAAACACTCCTGATGTAAGGCTTAATTCTCAAGCCCGAGCTTTTGTTCCTGCTGCGCCTGTACCACCACCAGCAACTAAAGCAAACATAAAAGATTTTATTGAAAGGAAAGAGTTCGGTAATACTATCGGCTCGAAGGAACTTCAAAAAATTGAAAATAAATTTGGCGAGCAAGGGGTTCTCGCGACAAATAAAGTCATAAAAGGGGAGGGCAATATTAAATTTAACCCCAACGCCAAAGATTATTACAAAACTATTCTTGCGGGAGAAGTTGCACCTCTCGCTACTGACACAACTACCGCAAATACGGTAATCCCCGAAGCCGGCACTCCAGGTACTCAAACGCTTCCTGGAGAGATTACCGTACCTTTTGCTAATCTTGAAATGGCAAAAACAGGAGCAAACATATCAGGAGGAATTAATTTACAAAAAATTGTTAACGCTGGTTACAAAGAAATTGCCAAGATAGAACGAGGCGCTCAAATGATGGGTAATATCACCAGTATGTTCAACTTCTAAGCTAAACATACTAAAATTAAGCAGTAGAGTTTTATTAACAAATGTCTTATAGTATTCCCGGAAACGCTTCCGCTTACAACCGCACCCGCGCAACGCAAGGTTTCCTTGAAGCCCAAGGCATGAGTCCAACCGAGGCTCAGCAGCTCGAAGATGAACAGTTTGAGCGTGAGTATGGCGGTGGCATGTCCCGTGCCGAACTTCAGGATTTTGATACCCTGATTAGCCGTCTTGAGGGCTCCAAAATGCGTCAAGCTGCTCAAGGTAACCGTGCACGTCAACGTGACACCATGGCTGCAGGCCTTGCCGGTATGATGGGTAATTTCTAATCTGTCTAATGCTTGCTGGTAATGCCTGAAATTGATTCAAGTACTGATGAGAGCTTTGATCTCAAGCGTTACCGGCAAGCTGCTGACGTAGCATATCGCTACGCCAAAGATAGAATAGAAAAAGAAGACTCACCTGCACCTTCAAAAGAAGAAGATGCCTTTGGTAAAGAAGGCAAAAAAGGAACTACATCATGAACGAAGAAGATTTTTACTGGGAGAATCCGAAGAATCCGGATCCGTATGATCTATTATTTGACGAGGACCAAGCCCGTAAAGCTGCGTCTGCTGTCAAAATCTTCCAAGATGTTTCCGTTGGTTCTTCTAAAGAAAAAATGAAGGAAGCAGGTGAACAAGAACGTGCATCCATTGGAAAAACCGGTGAAGAGCAAAGAACTTCTGCAGAACAAGCCCAGCGTTTCAGCGAAAGCGACGAAATGCGGGACTACAACCAAGCCCAAAGAGCATATCGATATTGATATCTTTGATCAGTGGGTTGATAATTTAGACTCACCTACTGAGCAAGCTTTTAGGGCATTTTGCGCAGAAAACTACTCCATCATCGAGTGCTACCTGTACGCACGTTTCTTGCGTTACAACGGCAGTGTAGTCGGCTGTGACCTTTGGATCCAACAGAACTATCCCAAACCTGATCACAGGAAAGTTTTGTTGCGTGAAATTGATGAGATGCAGGAAGATATTAGGAAATTACGAGATGACGTAGATAACGGTATTGTTAAACGTGATGCTGGTGTTGCGCGAATTGCAGGCATGCAAAAAGAATTGCGTGGCACCATCGCACAGATGAGTCTTTTTACTGCCAGTAGGGACCGCAAGGGTCTGTTAATGGCAGGCGCTGATCGGGCCATACGTGAGCTTCTAACCATCTTCAAGGATGATCCTATTGAGATCCCCCTGGAAGAGGCCTCAATGAGCGTATGGTCTCATATGCAGATGGAAGAGTAAACGTCTTAGAATAACTCAATGCAAAAGCCACCTCCGCAACCACCGGAATACGGTGAAAATATTGCCGGTCGATTATTTGATGTTGCACGTCAACTTCAAAAGAATCGTGAATCTTATGCTGGTGTACAACGTCCTACACCCTTGACGCAAAAAGTTTCCCAGGGTCAAGACGTAATGAATGCCTTAATGCAGAAAAAACAAAATGAACAAGGACAAAGCTCCTCTTCAACTCCTGGGACACTTCAAGAAGAAGGAAGCGAAGAACAAGGACGGAAGCGAAATGTCCGATAAGGAGAAACGGAAAGCTGCATTAGATAAAGCTCGTAAATACAAAGTACAGAATAAAAACAGCAAAGACAAAGAATGAGGTAGCATTCAGTAATACACTGAATAATACTGATCGTGCCTGCATATCAGCATCTTGCATATCGACGTAACGCACAAGCTGCTGCCCGCAGGCAACAAATTCGTGTTCCACGAAATCTTGAAACTCTTCAACGAGCAAGGGATGATTTTGGTTTCTTTTGTGACTATGTAGCCGACAAGCCTCCGGCAGAACACCACAAGGAATGGCATCGTCACTTCGTCACCAACGAAGACAGTAGCTGTCTCACCAAGATTGCTGGTCCCAACGTGGATCTACTTGCACCCCGTGGTTCCGCCAAATCCACAGTCTTAGGTTTGTTTACGGCATGGGCAATTGGTGTGCACACCATGGCCAAGATGCCACTACAGATTCTTTACTTGTCTTACACAGTTGATATTGCACGTTCCAAGTCTGCGACCATCAAACGCATCATTGAAAGCAAACGATACCAAGAAGTTTTCCCTAAGGTTCGCCTCCTTAAGAACGTTACCAGTAATGAGTACTGGTCTATTGATCATAAATTTGCAGGCATTGACACCACTGGTGAAGAACAATTTACGCTCTGCGCGGCTGGCCTCAAGGGTTCGGTGACATCCAAGCGTTCGCACCTAGTGATCATTGATGACGCTATTAAATCTGCTGCGGACATCTCCAACCCTGACATCCGTAAACAGATGCAGGACAACTGGAATGCTGTGATCGCACCAACTATGTTTGAAGGCGCACGTGCCATCTGCCTTGGTACTCGCTTCCGACATGATGACATTCACTCCACTACATTCAATCCACAAAATAATTGGATGCAAATTGTGTTGTCGGCAATCTTAACAGATCCCAAAACAGGGGATGAACTTTCGTACTGGCCTGATATGTGGTCATTGGATTACTTGAAGGAAAAGAAACGACAAGCACCAATTGCCTTCTCATTTCAGTACATGAATCAGGTGGTTCGACAAAACGAACTTTCCCTGGCACCAGAACTGATTGTGAAAGCGGAGATTGCAACGGAGTTTGATTGTCTTGCTGTAGGGGTTGATCTATCTGCTGGCACCAAGGAGAAAAATGATTACACAGTGATGGTATTAGGTGGACGGATTGGCGATTGTATTCACATCATTGATTACAGGCGTATCCGCGTAATGGGCAATCTGGAAAAACTAGACGCACTCAAAGAACTGCTTAGTGATTGGTCAGTTCTTGGTTGCGACCAGAACGGTGTTTATTTTCCCACTTATTCAACATGTGACATTTACTCAGAAGCTGTACAGTACCAGGCATCCCTGGAGGCTGACTTTAAACGTGTTTGCTTGAACGGTGAGAATCTTTACAACCTTAACTGGCATGCCGTTAAAGGTTTCCGCGCAGATAAGTTGGCACGTTTCCGTGGGTGCATGGGTTTATTTGAAGATCGAAAAATTATTTTTAATCGTTTCAGAAATTTCACTGCAATGTTTGAAGAGATGACCAACTTTGGTGTCAGCAGTCACGACGACTGCGTCGACGCACTTGTGTGGTTAATCAACGGTTTAATGCGTAAAGGGAAACTTCAACTGGATTATTAAATTGTAGAATTGAAAAAAAGAATTTTTACTCGTGGGTCCGGAGTATGTAGCGATTGCGATTACTGCAGTTATATCGGCAATCACAGGCGGTTCCTGGACCGCAAATAAAATATTAGATCGACAGCAAGAACGTCTTCAGCACGCCATGAACTATGCTGATGCACAAAAGCGTAGGATTGATGTCCTAGAGGATCAAATCAATCGAATGCCAATGGAATACGTTCTTAAGGTTGACTTCCTTAGGGAGATAAAAGAAATGCATGATAATTTTCGCGAAATCAATAATAAGCTTGATAAGCTAATGGAAAAGCTTTTGTCTAAATGAGCTACATCCTCGAGGTCCAGGAGGACGAAAACGGTGATCAATACATCACATTACCCGATGAAGTAATTGAAGAACTAGGCTGGCAGGAAGGCGATGTTCTTAACTGGGATGTACGAGGCCCTGGTATATGCCTCACCAAAGTTAATGACTCTGCTGGCTACGAAGTAATAGAAGAGTAAAATAGAAACAATACAGGTAAGAGTAATGCTTTATAGAACACAAAGAACTGGTCACTACGGCGGGGGCCTCGGGAACGAGGGTGGCCTTGGCGCCCCAAACGCTTTAGTTGCCGGCGGTAATTTCATGGGTGGTCAGGGTAGTGCTATTAACCCTGACGCATTTAAAAAAGATGCCAGGCAGCAAAAGATCTATAACAAAGGGATGGGTACAGATAACCCTAACGAACGAGAGATTTTCTTACAACGCACAGGCCCTCAGTTACCATTGGCTGGATTGGGTAATATGGGCGGTATGTACACACAAGCTTCCTTCGGTGGAACCCCTATGGGGAATGCTGGCTTTTATGCAGGTCCACAACTTGGT